AATGCCGGCATCATCGAACAGGAGCATAACCTCGGCGGTATCCACCCCTAGCCCCACGTTGGCCTTTAATTGACTACTGTCATTGCCTGCCAAGCTTTGGTAAAGCGTGCCGCCGACAGTCAAGTCCAGATCATGATCCGTATAACCGAACTCAACGGCATCTTTGCGAGTGATATGATAGCAAATGGCAATCGAGGTGACCTCCTCGCCGAAATGCTGTAACAAAGATGCGCTCAGCGTGCGGCTCATAGACGCACCTCGGTAATCGGCACGGTTGTTGTCAAAGCCTCGTACTCAGCCCACGCGGCCGACAGGGTGTCCGTCTCGAAGCGGCAAGGAACATCGAACTCGTACCCGGCCTTGACGACGACGCCGCCGCCGGGCGGGCTGTCAAATGTAATAATTCCGGTGGCGGTATCAACGCTCCAGCCACTGCCCTGGGCGACGTCATCCAGAGAGACCACGGTCGTTCCGGCCACAGGCTTGGCAATAATGCGGGCACGGCTATAGGCGCCGTGACTGTAAGTTTTAATAAGCTGATAATCGTCTTCGGCGGCGTCGCCGGTACCGATGGTCTGGTCGGTGGCGGCAACACTGTCGCCCACGGCACAGGATTTAAAATCGGCAAAGTCTTTATAGCGAAATCCCAAAGCTCGTCCGGCGGCGACATGGAAAAAAGAGAGTAGCTCTTCCATTTGCGCGAGAGTCTTAATCCCACTGACGGCATCGTATTGGTGCAGCGGATAGCTCCACTTGCGGTCCCGGCTCTCATCACCTCCACCGGTTTTAACAACGACGGTTAAATAGCGTGGGCCGCCGGTGCTCTCGAAACTGATCACCGTCGGAAAACGCGGGGTTTCGATAAAAGTCGTCATACGCTATTCCTTGTGGACTGGCGCGCCATGCCGGCCGCGATCGCCGCTTGTAACTGATTCAAACTTGCGCGCGGTAACCGTCCTTCCGGCGCCTGAATGGCAATATTGAAATTATTGACGGCCCCGCCGCCGTAATTCAGACCAGCGCGCCGCCGCATGATCTGATCCGCCGGGATCACAAATTCGTTGGGATGGAATTCGTAGCTCCGGCCACTTTTACGACCCACTCCCACGACCGACTCGCCAATATACCCCCCGCTCTGCAGAGTGACGGCCGCTGCGGTTGACCCGCCCACGGCCCCGCCCACGGCCCCGGCCACGGCGCCGCCGATAGTGCTGAATATTTGCATGGCGGCCGCCCTGGCCTGGATGCGGATGAGATCGGCAATAATGGAGACCGCCATTTTTTTGAAATCCAACCGGCCGGTAGTGACAAACTCGGCAAAGGCGTTGCCCATGGTGTTGGTGGCGCTGTCGATTGACTGACTCAGCGTGCCGAAGCTTTCGGCCATGCCTGCGGTGGCGTCCTGAGTTTTGAGCTCGGCCGCATCGATGTCGGTATAAAAATCATCCAAAGCGGTTTTAATGGAATTAGTCTGGTGCTCAAATTCCATACGAGACAGCCGCGCCGCCGTTAACCCCGGAGATTCGATATTGCCGCTGTAGGTCATGACGGCGTCATTAAAAGCCTCGGTATACTGCTTGGCGAGTATTTCGGCTTCATTGCGTACTTGCCGGACTACCTGAGGAGTGGTTTTAATGGAATTAGTCTGGTGCTCAAATTCCATACCAGACAGCCGCGCCGCCGTTATCGCCGGATATTCGATATCGCCGCTGTAGGTCATGACGGCGTCATTAAAAGCCTTGGTATACTGCTTGGCGAGTATTTCGGCTTTTTCGGCGCCGCCGGTAGGCACGCCGCGCGTCGACATGTTAAGCCGGAAGACCTCATGCCCGCTGATCTCGCGCTGTTTTTTGAGGATGTCGTCAACCATTTTTTGACGCGCGACAAATCCCGCATGTGCGAATTCCTGCCAATCAAGATAGCCGGCGGCCGCCAACTGCGCCCCTTGTTGGAATGTGTCAAAGATGCTGCGCAATCCGGCAAACTTCGCCACCATGGCCATGGCGCCGGCCAGGGTTTCCACCGCCGCCGCCAGGCGATCGGCATTATTGGCAACTGCCCTGGTGAATGTTGTCCCGATCACTAAGCCCATTTTATGAATGGCGTCATTAGCCTTGACGGCATTCTGCAAGAGTTTTTCATCCAGGACAATGCCCAGGCGGGTGGCCTCGGCGGCATAGTCCTTGAGCCCCCGGCGTCCGGCTGAGAGCATGTTAACCATGACGGCACCCTCGGAGTCAAAGGCCTTGAAAGTGATGCGCAGACGCTCTGATTTATCGTCCGTGTTTTTAATGACTTCGGCCAGATCACCGAGTATGTCGTTAATATCGCGCGTGCGCCCGGAGGCGTCTTTGACGGCAATCCCATACTGCTTTAAAACATCTTTAAGCTCGCCCTTGCCCTGGGCGGCTTCGGCCACCCGGCGGGTAAAGCGCTGCATGGCCATATTGAGGGTCTTGGTCTGAATCCCGCTCTGCCCTGCGGCAAATTGATATTGCTGCAAGGCGGTAGTCGACAGCCCAATCTTATTGGCCGTCTTGGCGATGGCATCCGCTGATTGCAGGCTCCGTTTGACCATCAACCCCAGGCCGGTGGCACCGGTCAGTCCGCCAACCACATTGCGCAGGGAGAAAATGCTTTTAATCATAGTCTGGGAGCGCGCACGCACACTGTTGAAACCTCGCTCCATCCCGGCCAGGCTCTTATTGATGCCGGCCGCCGTGGAACCGACCTGCTGGCGTGCCTTTGCCATGTCGCGGTTAAAGGATGCACTGTTTGCCTGTAGCTGGACGACGATATTGCCAACTGTTTTACTCATATCAATGCTTTATTGCTTTAATTATTTATTTATATTTTGCAATCTACTGAAAGTTTGCCGCACCTTTGAAGCAAGGCTGCGGCCGACATCACGACCGAACTTAGGCATAAAATCCTTGGGTGTTAAGGGCTTGCTCTTTTTGCCGCGCTGCATGTTATACACCGTGCTGCTGATGATGGCGGCGCGGTAATCCCCGCGCTCCTCGCCCCAGGGCTCAATCCGATAATAGGCCGCCCACTCGGCCACCTGCCGCGCCGTCAAGCGCGCCAGTAAATGTTCCGGATGAGCATAGCCCAGCGCCAGCGCCAGCCTGAAATAAAACCGCCGGCGAGGCCGGCTGATCAGTTTTTTTCCAGCGCGTCCAGACTCTCCTGGTCGATGGCGTTGATCTTAGACGCTTGGCTAAATATCCGCATAAGCACATCCCAGCGTTTTCCGCTCAGGTGGTCGCAGTCCTCATCCGCGAACATGCGTTTATTATGGGCGTCCGTCAAAACCCTCACCAAATAGCGGGCAATCACCTGTATGCCGCCCTTATGCTTCTCTGGCAAAGCGGCGACTGCATCCTCATAGTCCGCACGCTGTAGTCCGCTCATACTGCGGATATAAACATGCCCGTGCCACTCGGGCACGTCTATTTTTGTGAGCATCAAATCATCATATTCCAAAATATCATCCCTGCCCAGTTCCATTATCACTACGCCTCCGTAACCGCACCATCAATTTCTATCGTAACGCTGCCCATGACAACCTCATCGATATTGATGGTTTTCGAAAATTCGAGAACATAGCCGGCAAAAGACCAGGTCGTGGGCGGACTATCCGAAAGGTCCACCCGAAAATTGCCCTGGGTGCGGCCCGTGCGCAATGCCTTGAGTCGGGTCTGACCGGTGTCGTCGGGATCATACTGCAAACTCAGAGTAAGCTGGCCCTCATCGGGCAGCCCCATATTCTTTTCCCGAAAAGTTGATGCTAAATTGCTGACATCGATCACCGGGGCTGATCCGCTGGGGCCGTCAATACTAGTAACCTGACCCACCGCCAAATAAGATTCCGGGCTCGCGCCGTCACTGACGTTCAGTACACATGCTTGCGATTGTATGGTTGCCATTTTTAATTACTCCTATAGATTAAGTTTCGATATGCCAGATGATAAAATCCATGCTGACTCTATATACGTCCGTATCCGCCAGATAACCGTCAAAATCATTATCGATAGTGCAAGCACCCACCGTCTCACTGCCCATGGCGCCGGTGTAGCCGTCCAGGGCGGCACGCAGCTTATCAGCTGCGACTCTCACTGACGCATAGGTTCCGTCCAGAATGTCAAACTGATACCTGGGATGCGCCCGGCCTGATGGGCCGCTGAGACTTTGCAGGCGCGGCCCGGAAATGCGCTGATAGGTGATGGCCGGAGCCGTCCAGTTTTGTGGCAGGCGCACAGGGTATATTCTACATGTAAGCGGACTATCTCCATTCCCGACCAGGGCCATGAGGTCCGTATCCGTTTTAAGGTAGGTCAGCAGACCAGTCTCAATGCTCACCTGCGGTACCTCCTCTTGCTGGGTCTCAGACCACTGGTTTTGTATTCTCCGGCCAAGCGGGCCGCCCAGAGCTCGGTTAGTTCTCCGAGACGCTGACCAATTTTATCAACGGCCTCTCGCCCCTTGTTGTCTACGGCCGGTCGCAAAAACGGTTGCGGCGTCATAGTACCGGCATGCGTCACGTAGACCCAGTTAT